AACTTCAGCGGCAACGCGACCTGCGCGTCCGCGTCGCTCGGCGGGTCGGTCGGCGCCCTCGTCTCTGGGAGTGCGACGTTCCGCGTCGCGTAAGCGATGGCGGGCCGCTCGTCCCAAGGCACGACGTTCACGTTCGCAGCCGCCACATTCGCAGCCACGAGCGTGCGATACGTCGGCGGCTCCGAGCGTGCGACAGTCTCGGCCCCGCACATGGGAATGGGCCGCGACGACTTCGAGCCGACGTACATCACGCACCGCACATCGGACGAGCGGCCGAACGTCGAGTTGGAGTTCATCTCCGGCACGCCGCCGGCCATCGGGGCGACCGGGGCGATCTCAATCGCCGGAGCGTTCTCGTTCACGGGCGCCGTCGCGACGTGCGTGTCGGTGCAGGTCACCGCGTCCGCTGGTGACTTGGTGCGAGGGAGCGCCTCCTTCCGCGTGCAGGTCTGACCGTGCCGATCGGCGTGCCCTACAACGCGACCTTCACCTTCAACGGCATCGCCGCGACGGTGACCAGCGTGCAGGTGGAGACGCCCGTCGCCGAGATCGTGGACATGACCGGCGTCGGCGACGCGACGGGGTACACGGTACAGGTCGCGACCGGAGCGATCACGGGCGGCTCGGTGACGGTGGATTTCCTCTACGCCGGCGGAACCGACCCGCAGACGCTGATCGGAACCAACGGCATCCTCGCGTTCACCAGTCCCGCCTACTCGGTCATCCGGCGGGCGATCCTCGAGAGCGCGAGCGTGACAGCACAGACGGCCGACGTGGTTCGCGGCCAGTTGAAGTTTCGTATGACCGATTCCACGGTGTAGGAGGTTATCCGTGATCCTGTCGAAGAAGGCGATCCTCGAAGCGAAGGACATCAAGACCAAGGAGGTCGAGGTCGCCGAGTGGGGTGGCAGCGTCTGCGTCCGCGTCATCAGCGGTGCCGATCGCGACGTGTTCGAGCAGGCGTTCGCCGACAAGAAGATGGAGTCGTTCCGCACGAGGTTCCTCGTGCTGACCATCTGCAACTCAGACGGCGACCGCCTCTTCACGAACGACGAGGTCGAGGCTCTCAACAAGAAGTCGAGCGCGGTGATCAACCGCCTGTTCGACGCCGCGTGGGAGTTCAACGCCTTCACGCCGGCCGCCGTGGAGGCGCTGGGAAACGATTCGCCGAGCGCCCAGAACGCCTCTTCTACTTGAGGCTGGCTCTGGCGCTCGGCCGCAGCGTCAAGGAACTCCTGAACACCGTCGACAGCGAGGAACTCTCCGAGTGGGCAGCGTTTGACCAGATATACCCGCTGCCAAACCCGTGGCTTCAGACGGCACGCATCTGCCGGACGATCATGGCCGCGAGCGGGAACTACAAGCGCATCCCCGACGAGGACGTGTTCATCCCGGCATCACGGAAGAAGCCGCAGTCCAACGAGCAGATGATCGCGGAGTTGTCCAAGTTGTTCGGCCCGCCGCAAGGATCGTGAGATGGCGAACTACATCGGCAAGATCGCCGCCGTCGGCACGATCAACATGGCGCAGTTCAGCCGCGGGCTGGACAACAGCGCCAAAGACGTCGAGCGCTTCGCCAAGCGGATCAGTTCGACGCTCTCTTCGGCCAACTCGGCAGCCGCCCGGTCGTTCGACCAGATTTTCACGCCGATTCAGCGGCTGGAGCGTGCGATTCAGGCGAGGTCGCGAGACCGCCTGAACATCGACACCGGCGGGGCGGAAGCGAGGATTCGCGCTCTCGTCGGCGCCGCCGAGGACATCGCAAGGCCGCTCGGGTCAAGCGCCAAGGCGTTCTCTGGCCTGTCGGCGACGATCCAGAACGAGTTCGTCGGCTCGTTGGTGCGCGCTCAAAACGCGGCAACGACGGCCCAGAACAACATCACACGCGGCGCGATCAAGAACGCCCAAGACTACGAGCGATATAAGCGAGTCGTCGATGAGACGGTGATTTCGATCCGCCGTCTCTCTGAGGCCGGGTCCGCCGTCTCCGGTCTCGCGACCGGCCGTGAGTTGCGATTTCAGCAGGCTGATCTGGCGTCCGAACTTCAGAGAGCATCCGCTTCGCAGTCGGCTGCATCTGCCCTGCCGGCGGACGCCCGCCGCAGCGGAGCGGTTGCCCAGTTGGTGGAACTCCAGCGGCGCGAGGCTGAGGAGGCTGCTCGGCTACTTTCTGTCCTTGAAAACATCCGCAATACGCGAAGAGGCGACGCCGCTGCCGCTCAGGCTGCGCTGGACGCGCAGGTGCAGCGGCTCGGGCAGGTCAATTCGCAGTTGGAACGTCAGGCTGCTCTTTCAGCGCAGGTGGCACAGCGACAGCGAGAGGTCGCTCAGGCTCAGGAGCAAGCCGCCACTCGTTTCTCGGCGACCGAACTGAACCGACGATCTGGTGAGTTGGCAAGGAGAAACGCCAGCGCGTTCGACGCAGCCACCGCCGGCGTGCTCTCGCAGCCGCAGGACAGGGGCGTGGTGTTTGGACGCCGAGTCAACACGATAGAGACAGAACTGTCGAGGCTGGATCAACTGGGCCAGAGATTCCTTGCGCTGCCAGAGAACGTCAGGCAGTCGCTGGAAGGACAGCGAGCCGCAGTCGAGAACCTCGCAAACGCAGCGAGGCAGAACCCAGCCGGCGGGCTGACTCTTCTGGCAGAGGCAATAGATAGGCTCGACGATGTCGTCCGAACTACAGAGCGAGGGATTCGCGAGTTTCGTCCGATACCGGGCAACGCGGACGGTGAGTTTGGGCCTCCTAACCCATCGACGCTAGTCAGCACACGAGACCCGACGGGCCGCACGATTCAACAGCGAATCAGAGACATCGCAGCAGAGCGAGAACAGCGGGCCGCAGCGGAGGAGGCAATCGCCGACCGCCGGCGCCGCGTTGAGGTCGCGTCTACGTTCCTCCCACCAGTCATCACATCACCAGACCCGAACGCCCAGCGCACCGCCCAACTCCAAGGCATCTCCGACCGCCTCGGACCCGACATCGCCTCGTCGGCCGCCGAGTTCGCACGCCTCGAGGCCGCGACGGTTCAGGTCAAGAACCAGATCGACCAGTTGCCAGCCGGCGTGAGGACGAGGTTCATACCGGCGATCCGCGACGCTGAGAACGAACTCCTCCGCCTCGCCGCGACCGACGCCTCGCCGGAGGAATTGGAACGAGCGACGCAGCGTGTCGTGCAGTTGCGGCAGGAGGTCGGCCGGGCCGAGCGGGCTTTCAATGCGTTCGGAGGGTCGTTTAGAAACTTCGCCGACGCAACAGACTTCACTCGCGCTGCTGGCCGCCTAACGGCCCTGCGGCAACAGTTGGCGAGGGCTACGGGCGACACAACACAGGCCGAGTCCGCTGCGGACAGGTACGCCGCCACGCTCCAGCGGGCAGCAAACGCGCCCGGCGGCTTTCGTCGTCTCGCTGCGGAGATCAATCAGGTCGAACAAGAGGCGATTCGGGCGACGGCAGCCGTTTCTGGAATCAGTCCGCGGAGGCTCACAGAGAACCTCAACCGGGCAGGCGACGTCGGCCGCGGCGCATTCGGAAATGTCGGTTTGGCTGTACAGCAGGCGACGTTCGCCGTCGATGACTTCTTCTCTGTCACCGGAGACATTAGTCAACGCATACGCGCCATCGGAAACAATGTTTCGCAACTTGGTTTCGTGCTCGACGGAACTAGGGGGCTTATTATCGGCGTAGCGGCTTCGCTAGGCGCGCAGGCAGTTGTCGCCTTGATCAGGTGGGCGAACGCAGGCGTCGAGGCCACTGACCGCACGAGAGCGCTCAACGACGCCCTGTCGAGACAGAAAACACTCGTCGATCAGTTGGCAGAGTCATTTAGGAATCTAGGGCAGTCGATCACGCTCGGTGCCTTCTCTGGAGGCGCCCGCGACGCAGAGGAATTCCGCAGACAGATCGAGCAACTGCGGCAGCAGCAGCGAGAGGCCCAAAGAGAGCGGGCGGCGTCGCTCGATCCTACGGTTCAGCGCGAGCGCGCCGTGCAGGCTGCCCGCGAGCGTGAACTGCAAAACGCTACCACGGTAGGACAGGTTGTCGCACTTCGCCGCGAGATCGAGCAGTCGCAGGCAAGGGAGCGGCGAGCCGCGGAGGCGGCTGCCGCGCGTCCGCCCGTGGCAGCCGCAGACGTCTCGGGCATCGTCGCGAGGCAGGTACAGCAGCAGGCAGAGGCAGCGTTCGCAGACCTCGGTCAGGCTCTTGAAATTCAGATTAGAGAGGGCGAGGCGAGAAGGCGAGAGTTCGAGGCAGGACCGGGCGCGGCGGTCAGAACGACTGAAGACGCCCGTTTGTTGCTTGAGAGAAGAAGGGACGAACTAAGCGCCAGACGGAGAAGAGCGGGTGGTGCCGAGCAGGTATTTATTGATCGTCAGTTGCAGGAGATCGCATCGCTTCTTGCGGCTATCCAGCGAGACGACATAGCAAGAAT